CTTGTTGAATCAACAGGAAGCTTTGCCTTTTGAGGAGGGTAATTTATTATTTTCCCGCCAACAAGCATCCCCGTTTTGGGAAGGATACAAGGCCCAGCTAGTAGCAGTTTGGGATGATTTATTCCAAATGAAAGAAACTACTGATCGAGCGCGTATTGCCGACGAGCTTATTAGAGTTTGCAATTCAGTGCCATTATCTTTAAACATGGCTGCTGTAGAATCGAAAGGTAATATCATGTTTGCCTCTAAATACGTGGTCACAACGACCAATGTTTATGAAGAACGCTCTATTGGTATTGCACATCCCGATGCTTTATGGCGTAGACATCAATCTAGATGGAAATTTAATGTTCCTAAGAAGTATCGTGGAGATAGAGGACCTAATTGGATCCTCATGCAAAAAGATTATCCAGAAATTGATTCTACAGAACTAATGTATCACTGTATGGAATGCGTTCTGGTCTCTAACGATCAAACTGAACGTACTTTATCATTTGCAGAATTTTGCCAATATATTATACAGGATTCAAAACGTCATTTTTCACGTGGATACATTGCACTTGAAGCTAATAGGAGATTTATAACTAAATCTATGGAAGCTCAGGGTGAGATTAATGTAGAGTTGGATAATTCTACTTATCCCGTGTCAGTAACAGCTACGGATCCTATAACTAAGCGTACTCGAAAAATTAAAGTTACAACAAATATTAAAGATAAAATCGTTGCGCAAAGTGGATCATTTGATGATAAACCTGATTTTTTATTAGATTTTGACGACATTCATAATGTTTTTGGACCAGATGTTGATCCATATGATTTGATTATTAATGAGATAGAGTATTCTCCTTCATGGTCCGAATTGATTTTTGAGGGTGTAACTTCATTAATAAATAGTCACTCCCAATCATGGACTGATTTGTTTTTAAATGCGACTGTTCGACCACTGCGAAATTATACGCGTGGTGTATCCGAATTGGTTGAATTTTCTGGAATAAAATCTTTATTAGCTTCCAAGACACTAACTATGAATCAGAAAATTATAATGGACGTTGTATCTATATCAATTAAAGCTATGGCTTTTTATTTTGGTATTAAGACGACTCAATTCTTAATGAATTGGGCGAATCCTCCAATTTATCAAGCAGAATCTAATGAATTTAAAGAACGTAAATTCAGGACTGTGCGCGTTATAAAGAAACGTGGTTCTGGAAAAGGTACTTATGAAGTTACAAATGGCACTGATGATGTTGATTATCGGGCTGAAGGTGCAGCTTGGAGTAGTGATTATCTTCAGAAAATAAAAATTAATATGTGTAGTATTGAATTATCTCTCAAGTTTGATGATGATTTAGATAGTACATTTCGAGATAAGCAACATATCACTTTTATTACTGGTAGTGTAGGTTTAGTGACTGCTCACTTTGTTTACAATATGAATGATTGTATTAAATCTCAAAGTTATGCGACATTGATTACACCTACTCTTCGTAAAACGATTTGTCTTAAAGATATGCGTTGGTTAACTCCATCAGTAGATTCTGGACTAGATATGGCTCTAATTGATTTTCAGGATTCAGCTATTCAGCGTCCATCTATTATTGAGCGGTTTCTAACGGAAGCTGATCTTAATAGAGCTCGATTAGAGAGTTGTACTTTTATGAAGTTTCAACCTGATACGAATTGTAAAGCAACTTATGTAGAGAAGTCTATTGAGGGAGCAAAATTGGAACAATCCTCACCACCTTATTCTCAAGGTGAAAATGAATATCAGATTGAAAACATTTTGCGTTATCCCCTACGCACTGTACCTGGTGATTGTGGATCATTAGTGATTCATAATGATAGATCGAGAACGAGTGCTATTTTGGGTATACATGTGGCGGGGAAATCTAAGTCAGATGATGGATTTGCTCAGGTTGTCACTCGAGAAACTTTATGTGATATGTTAAATTCGCTAGGAGTTACTACAGAACGTATTAAATTTCCAGAAATGCAATCTCTCACTGAGGATGATGCAGAGAAATTTAGAGCTTATAGCCAGATTGATGTAATTGGTAGCGTTAGTCCCCTTATGTCTACTAGTATGCCAACAGTTTCAAAAATCACTCCTTCATTGGTTCATGGTGTGTTTCAAAAACCCACACATATGCCTGCCATGCTAAAGAAAACAAATGGTATAAGTCCCGTGAATGTTGCATTTGCAAAGGCTGATATAGTGGAAGGGAGTTATGATACTAGTCTTTTGAAGGAATGTGAAAAACATATGATATACTATCGAAATACCTTGAATACTCATAACTATGCTCGTACATTAACCGATTTTGAGACGGTAAATGGGTTTAAAGGTGTAAATCACCTTAGACCAATCAATATAGCTACTTCTCCCGGTTATCCATATGTGAAAACACGTAAAGGAGCTGGTAAAAGTGATTGGTTTAAAGCTGTTTCACATAATGGAGATGACCATATATTAATGACTAATGAAATTCATGATGAAATGGTAAATGATATATCTTTGATATCCCAAGGAAAAATTCCTTGTTACCCATTTGTTTCGTGTTTAAAAGATGAGAAACGACCTATTGAAAAAGCACAGCTCGGTAAAACGAGATTGTTTTCATCAGGAAATCAGATGCATTTACTTATATGCCGTAAATTTTATGGTGGTTATAATGCATTTTTAACTGCTAACAGTGGAAAGCTGTCCTCTAAAGTTGGTATTGCAGCTAATGGACCTGATTTTGATGTATTTTATCAATACATGACTAAGGGACGTAGTGTATTAGAATCGAAGAATAACTGGAATGACGGTGATTTTGGTAGTTTTGATGATTCCATTATGGCAACATTGATACGATCCTTTTTCGAGAGTGCAATGGCATGGTATGAATTTCATGGTTCTGAAGAACCAAATTTTGAACATGATCAACGTGTTCGAAAGAATTTGATTCAAACATTTATGGGCCCACCACATATTATTGGTAATCTTGTATATTCATTGACAAAAGCTAATTGCAGTGGTAATTTTGCTACTGTTCATATTAATGGACATGTTAATGAATTAGTGCATAGATACACTTTTACTAAACTTGGTATGGCCGACGAGTTTGATAATCGTGATTTTGATAAGTATGTTAATTTTGCTACATATGGTGATGATTCTTTATCGTGCATTGGAACGGAAGTAGTTACATTTTTCAATGGAGCAACTATAGGACCAGTTTTGAAAACAGACTTCGGAATGACGTATACTACAGCCAATAAAACCACTGAAGCAGTAGCTGTTCGTTCAAGGGACGAAGTGGACTTTTGTAAGAGAAAATTTCATTATTTACCCGAGGTTCGAAAGGTTGTGGGTATAATGCCCATTACAGGTTTACTTGAAACAACCAATTGGATCAAAAAGAGCGTTGATGATCGTGATTCTACTATCGCCAATGTGGAAAGTGCACATCGTGAACTATTTCTTCATGGAAAAACAATTTATGAACAGTATTCAGATATATTTGCTGCTGGTTGTGCAAAGAATGGATGTACATACATCCCATTATCATTTCGAAAAATGCAACAAGCATTTTATAAAAATGATATTTAAATTAATATAACCACTAGCGTGCTCGCCAGCCAGCTATGATAAGGTTATATTTCTTATGGCGATTATGAATGTGATCTTACACTATATTGCTCAAAGTGTATTGCTATTCATTCTTATTTTAAAACTATATAGGTTGAGTGTACCTATAAATTTTTCGGTGCTTATGGACGCCGTAATCTAATTTTTATATCCATCACCAATAATAATAATCAAACCATGTCCGACACGAGCGGACAGGTACAACATACCTCTGATGGACCCGAAGTGGCCCATCAAATTACCACTTTTTCCGAACAAAGTGCTCTAGATACAATGCAAGTATCTACACCATTACCTAAATATGATATGAACCCTTATAAAGATGATACTTTGTATGGCTTTCTTGAACGGCCACGTTTGATAAGAAATGTTATATGGAATGATTCTGCAGCTGCAGGATCTCGTCTTTTATCTATTGATCCTTATTTTGATTTGTTAACATCCGTTCCTTTCAGAAACAAAATTGAAAACTTTAATTATTTTAAAGCTGGTTTACGCATTGGTATTCGTATTAATGGAACTCCATTTCATTATGGAAAACTACTTGTAACTTGGAAACCAATGTTAGGTTCCATGCTACAAAGTAACCAAGAAATGCGTGATAATGTGTTTTCAGCTAGTGCTTATCCTAATATTATCATTTCACCTACGGAGAATGAAGTTAATGAAATGGTTTTACCATTTGCTTATGATAAAGCTTATATGGATTTATCTATGCTAGAGATGCGTTCACCAGGCATATTGCATATTTATGTTCTTAATCCTTTGGCATTAGATACTTCTACACCACCTGTAACAGTATCAGTATTTGCCAATTTTGAACAAGTTAAATTGGCTGGTCAATCTGGTATTGTGAATCTACCACTTCACACTTCTCAAGAAATTTACACTGATCCTCACCCAGCTGTAATTACTTCTACTCAACCCCAGCAGCAAGGATTTGTTGCGCAGGGTGATATTAAGAAAGAAGCGATAGATAAATCCTCACGAGGATTAATATCTGGCCCACTCAAAGCTGTATCTGCAGCTGCAGGGGCTTTAGTTCCCATTCCAGCAATTGGTATGTGGGCTGCTACTATTTCTGCCGTTACTAATATTTTAGGAGAAGTAGCTGAAAAGTTTGGTTACTGTAAGCCAAACTCTTTAGAATCAACGGCTCCTAGAATTAATCGATTGGGAGACTACGCAGCAGGTGAGGGATTGGATACTGCAATGGCTACACAAGTCATACCTGGACAATCAGTTACGGATTTTTCCTCTGATCTTGGTGGAGATATCGGTGACATGGAGATGTCATCTATAGCTTCCACACCTTCTTTGTTGGGGGTCTTTCTGTGGGATGGTTCTAATGTGGTTAATGACAGACTTTATAGCGCACCAGTAGATCCTTCTGTTACTACTGTTGTTCAACAATCACTGTCTAATCGTGTGTTTTCAACAATGTTACATTGGGCTTCTCGTCCATTTAGATTTTGGAGAGGTTCGATTCGTTATGATGTGCAAATTACGTGTTCCAATTTTCATTCTGGGCGTTTGCGTGTATCTTTTCAACCTAAGAATGAAGGCATTCTTACTGGTTTTGATTATCAGAATACTATTAATAGAATTGTAGATATTCAGAATGAAACAGAATTTTCCTTTACTGTCCCTTATATTAGTAACCATCCGTGGTCTACTCTTCATAATGTGGATGATACAGGATTAATTACTGATTCAATAGGTTTTCTAGAATTTTCTGTTGTTAATGACCTGACTCACACTACTGAACCAATACCCGAAGTGCATGTCAATGTATGGGTTAGTGCTGGTCCTGATTTTCAGTTGGCTTTTCCTTATCGTAATACCAAACGTGAACTAGGTCCAATTGCTCCGCCAATTGCTTTTGAAGCTCAAGGATTGACTTGTACTGAGATGAAAGAACGTGAACATCCACCATTGATGGAGGGAGCGTCTGGTTCAGTTGAACATAATATATGTATGGTAGACACTGTTACTCATTTAAAACAAGTCACTAATCGACCACAAAATAAGCAAATCATTTTTATTGATACTAATGGAGTTAATCAAACTCTTATCAATTTGTTTGATACAGCTCTGGCTAATTCATCATCTCAGGTAGATTATCTGGATTGGTTTTCTAATGTGTTTGTATTTTCACGTGGTTCTCAAAATGTGCGATTGATCCCGCGATGGGACACATTGGTGTCCAATCTATGGGTTTTTATGCAAACAGATTGGGTAGCTCAATATTTTACTGATACTACCCGTGTTTATAATGTAACCTCGGGAATTGGTCAGCAAGTTTTCGATACTAGTTATAATCCATCGTATGAAATCAACGTACCCTGGTATGCAAGCACATTTGCATATATCAACGGAGGAACTGCTACTGAGTCTCATTCTTCGGCATTGGGTATTCAAATGGCATCTAATGTAAATACGTTAGGTGAAACTGTTAATGCTTTCCTCTTTAGATCATCAGGTGATGATTTCACTTTTTCCTACTTAGTAGGACCCCCCTCTTACTATTTAGATGTTATATAATCTATTTAATATTTTTAGGATTTAATGCTCCTTTACTTTTATAGTATAAACAAGCATCTTTTCTTTTCCCACAGAAATCTTAATTGACATAACTCAATAATGTATTTTTCTGTTTAAAGGGCTAGGCTTCAAATAACGAATCCTACTAGTCCGTCCAATAATTAATTTATTTGGCCGGGCTTACCGGCTCTTTATTGGTTTTCACTGTATTAAAGTGAAATTCAGG